GATAACTAAGTTCCCATTGCCGTCCCATGTAAGCTGAGATACCGATGAGAAAGTGGAACACAATGAGTTGATATGGTCCACCGTTATACAACCACTCGTCGAGGGTTGCAGCTTCCCAGATTGGGTAGAAGTGAAGACCGATTGCGTTTGAGGATGGAACGATTGCTCCTGAGATGATGTTGTTTCCATAGAGTAGTGAGCCAGATACAGGTTCACGAATACCATCGATATCAACTGGAGGAGCAGCTATGAAAGCTATGATAAATGCTGTTGCAGCGGTTAATAGTGCAGGGATCATCAAGACACCAAACCAACCGAGGTATATACGGTTGTTGGTGCTTGTAGTCCAGTCACAAAAACGCTGCCAATTGTCTAATGGTTTTGTTAGTGTGGCTGTAGTCATTTATAAAGGGGTTTAAAATTTGCCCGGTTGTGATGTATGCACCGAGTGCAGCTACGAAACCAACCATGGCTAGTTGCCCGTTGGTTCTTTCTGCTTGCTCAAGTACAAAGTCTGATTCTTTTTCGTTCATTAATCTAGGTGGTGTTTCGTTTGCGAAAATGTTTTGTTTACCGTATTCGGTTATTGTTGTCATGACATTAAGAGGTAGATTAATGGCGATGATGAAAGTTCAGGTCGCCATGAATACTTACCAGCTTGATGTAGATAGTGTACCTGCTGCACAGGTATCTTGCTTAGGTGATAGCTCAGTATCTGTCTGACCATCGCTTACACCATTCACTGTGATTCTACCAGCACCATTACCTCCGGGTACTGTTAAGACATCATTGTTTGTGTAATTTCTGCCTTTCACTGCTATTGTTGCACCAGTTATAGTACCTGAACCATCAACTGTAATAGTTGCTGTAGCACCTGTACCAGTACCACCAGTAGGGGTTACTGTACCTGCAGTGTAACCAGAACCAGCTGTAATACCATCAAAAGCAGCTATCTCTCCAGTCGGATAGGGGTGCTTATAGATAGGAGCATTAGCATCGTTTGTTACATAAAGTGTTGTGACCCCTGCATTTTTAGGGTCATACATTGTGGCGTTTGCCATGATTAGTATCCTCTAACTTTCATTTTTGTTGCGGGTGATTTTTTAGTAGCCTTCTTAGCTGCTGCTTTCCCTGCTTTAGTATAGGGATACTTTTTACCGTTAACTGTTGGCATAATTAGAATTGTAGATTAGATCTTTCTAGTTTATCGTATATATCCTGACGATAAGCAGGGTCTTTTTCATAGCGAGGATCATTCATTGCTCTTACAACTTCAGCTTGACTACGGAATTCATCTCCAGCAGACTTAGCTGGTTTACCTGTAAGCATCTTACCTTCTACTCCTACTCCATCATTGTACCTAGCAGCTAGTGCTTGTACAGCAAAGTAAGCAGCGTCTGGGTTTCCAGATTCCATGACCTTATCGTAGCGAGAGATCTCTGCCTCATCGAAATTAGTTGAAGCCCATTGTAACATTGTAGTGTACTGCTTCTCACCACCTACAGACTTTTGTAATTCTACTGCTTGTTCTTGAGTTAGATCTTGAGGTTCAGAGTTCTTTTCGGAACGATAGTTTAAATACAGCTGAGCTATATCACCTGCTTTCATTCCATTAAGTTTATCTAATACCTCATTTGAATATTCCTTACCTTTAGATTGTTCCCAAAGGTCATCTAAGAAAGTAGAGTAATCTGTTTCTTCTTCTTCTTTTGTTTCTTTAACTTCTTCTTTAGCTTCCGTTTCTTCTTCTTTAACTTCAGCTTTCTCTTTCTTAGATTCTCCAAGTTTTGATTGAAGTTCAATGTAAGCCTTTTCAAGAGCTTCCGCATCTTCAAATTTACCTGCTAGTTTCTTTCC